GAGATGGGCCGGGTCGACGTCATAGAAGGTATACTCGGCGGTCGCGGTGTCGATGCCGGTGACCATGTCGAACTTGGGCCCGTTATTGGGGTCGAAGGTAACCTTGCTCGGCTTGATCTTCAGGTCGAGACCGGAGTTGTCCAGGTTGGCCCAGGGCTTGATGCCAGCGGACAGGACCTTCTTGGCGGCGGCGGCGGTGCCGGTCGCGCCGAAGAACAGCTTGTACATGTCTTCTTCGGTGGTGATCCCGGTGGTCGGGGCAGGCACGATGTAGAGCTGGCCAGGGCCAACCCGCTTGTAGATCGCTGCGGCGGAAGTGAGTGCCATGTCTATTTCTCCTCAGGGAGGGCGGATTCAGGATTGGGGGTGACGTCCTCGGAGAGGAGCACACCGGGGATGGCGGCGAGACGCGGGACGATCTGGGGGTCGACCGGAGTGGGGATCCCAGCAACCAGACGAAGGTCGAGGTCCGGGTATACGGCGGTGCAGAGGGTGCTGACGGCGGTCACCATTCGGGGCTCCAGTTGTAACGGGCGGTGAAGAACAGCTTTGTGAAGACCGTACCGGTCCCTGCGCTGTTCCCATCCCATTCCTGACCGGCCCAGTAGGTGTCGAGAACCAGGCACCCGAGGCTGGGATCGGAGAGGACAGCCTTGCGGCAGAGAATGGCCATGGCGTCGGTGTCGTTGATGGTCTGACCTACTACCGCGATATCCACAGTGAAGGTCAGAGCCCGGATCTGACCCCCGGCGCTGTCCGTCTCCGGATCCCCGAAGGGAAGGTCAGAGGCAGGCTGGACCAAGATGTCCGGGAGATCGTTGGTGTCCGTCCGGGTGAGGGACGGGGTGTGCACCTGATCGGTGCTCAGGCAGGTGACCGTCAGCAACTGGGCCACGACGTAGTCAAGGATTCGGGAGGAGACGGGGGTCATGACCGCACCTGGATGAATGCCTTGAGGGCAAGCCCGTTGACCTTGAGCTGGGGGTAGATCACAACATAGTTCTGGCCGTTCCAGGTCAGGGTCGAATTGGCCTTGAGCCCGGGGACATCAGCGGCGACGAAGAGTAGGGTGCGCTCGTGTCCACTGAGGGTCTGGCCGCCGAGGGCAACATCCTCTTGGGTAGAGACCCCAGGCACAGCCTGGACCACTTCCCCCGACTTCAGGACGACATCCGTCGGCAGTCCACAGAACTTGGACGCCTGGGTGATGACGGACCTGATGTCGCTCTGGATGCTCACTTGGCGGCCTTGTCTTCGACGAGGGCCGGGGCGACGTAGACCTCGGCCTTGTCCAGCAAGATGAGGAACTTGGCATCATCGTCAGGGAGGTCCACAATCTCGCCGGGTTCGACAATCTCGCCACAGGCGGTGGTGCACGAGGTGATCAAAATTTTCACGGGTGACTCCTGGTAGGGTCAGGAAGGTCGCGGGGGCCAGACAGGGCCAGCCCCCGCACTAGTTCAGGTCTAGGCGATGGCGTCGAGGATCGCGGCGAAGCTCTGGATGTGCCGGTAGTTGACGTCGACGAGCTGGGTGGAGACGACCCGGATCAGACCGCTGTCAGCCAGGGTGTATGGGTCAGCCAGGATGTCCAGGGCACCCCATTCCGCGATGATCAGCTCGGGGAAGACCCCGTAGAGGATGGCGGAGAGGTTGGTGCCGGAGGCTTTGGTGAGGTTGTAGGGCACCATGTTTGAGACGTAGGCGTCATAGCCGTTGACTGAGCCCGAGCCCTGCGCACCGGTCTCCCAGATCATCTTCGAGCCAGCGGAAGAGGCAACCAGGGTCTGCTTGAGGGCACCTCGGACCTTGGTATTGCTGACGTAGCAGGCGGCGGTCGTGTCGACGTTGCCCAGGGCGACAGCGGATTCCAGGGCGACGATATTTGCGAAGATCGGAGCCGCGCCGTTGGGGCCACAGGGGACGATCGACAGGCCGGTGGCGATGTTCGCGACGCCAGTCGGCTGGTTGCTGGCACCGGTCCCAAACATGCTAGCGAGATCGATGGCGATGGCGTGGTCCTTGGCCAGATCATTCATGACGTAGCTGTCAGAGAACCCAGCGGTCTGCATGAGCAGGGCCTTGGAATACTGCCGCTTGGCCATGAGCTGCTTGGGGCTCATGGTGAACATGGCCAGGGCGGGATCGCCATTACCCACAGGAGAGCCCGGGTTGTCACCGGTCCAGGTCGCACCGGGGGTGGTGATCTGACGGGCGAAGGGGATGTTGCCGACGCAGCCTGGGAGGAAGGTCGCACCGGCCTTGCGCAGGACCAGCTTCTGGTAGAGGTATTCGATGAAGGTCACGGGGGCCGAGCTGATGAGGCCCTGGGCGGTGGCCGCGACGGTGGCGTCGAGGGACCGGGCCATCTGGATGTTGGTGGGCACGTAGATGCCCTTGGACTCGCGGTTGAGCTTCTTGGCGATCTCCTGGGAGACCTCGCGCTCGAAGCACATGGTGTTGCTGGCCTGGGCCAGGATGGCGCGAGCGATGGAGTAGCCCTTGGTCTCCTTGTCGGTCAGGGTGACGGCGGCCTGGGGGGGCTGGGAGAAGGCGTTGCCGGACTGGGCACGGGCGACCATCTTGTCGGTCAGCATCTTGCGGACGGCGTCGCCAGACAGGCCACGACCCAGGGCTTCCCGGACCTCGGTCTCGAGGCCCAGGCGGGCTCCGACGGACTGCAGTTCGAGGGCCTCGACCATAGCGTTGGCGCGGATCTCTTCGGTGTTCACGGCCTGGACGACAGGCGCGGCGGTGGTATCCATGATGGATGCCCTTTCAGAATTGGCCTGTTGGCCGTTGACGATGTCCCTGGTCCCGGACGTTTCCGGGGTAGGGATGGTGGATTCGGGTTCGGGTTCGGGGAGGGATCGGCCAACACCAACTCGGTCGTCGGCAGGGATGGCCACCAGACTCGACTCCATGGGGAGCCAACTGGTGACACGGACCTGATCGGGGGCATCACCTATGCCCTTGGTGACCCGGTAGTCGTCGATCCGATAGCCGACGCTGATTTTGGTTTTGATGCCGTCCTTGACTTCCTGGAACAGCTCCTCACCCCGGGCACTCCTGGAGAACCGGATATCCCCGCGCATGACGCGGTCAGCGTCGAGGGTGACGTTCTCCATCACCCCAAACTGCTTGGAGGTGTCGTGACCTTCGAGGGCCGGAGCGCCATTCTGCATGCGGGAGAGGTCAACCTCTCCGGGGGTGTGGCCCAGGGTCTCAGCGCCAAACCAGCGATCAACGGGGGTCTCGCTTGAGATCGCGACGCGAACGGTCCGGGCCTCTTCGTTGATGGCGGAGCGGTCCAGGGTGATGGTTCGTTCCTGAATGCCCTTGATGCTTCTATTTTCCATTGGGCTGCTCCTGCTCGGTGGGTTCATCGGTGGCCACGTCCTCACCGTCCTTGTTCACGGGAGGGATGCCCTCGGTCTCGCCTTCACTCTTGCCAGCAGGCATCGGGGCAGCGATTAGGGGGCCGATCCGCAGCCCCAGCGAGTCAATGAGGTCCTGCTCCGCCTTGAGCGTGTAGGCCACCGCCTCGAAGTCGAGGCCCTTCGAGGCCAGGACCTTGGTCCGCGTGTTGATGCCGAAGGCGATGGACTCGATCTCACTTGCCGAATCAGCCCGTGGGTCCACCCAACCCCAGCCACGCGGATGGAACTCATGGGCCGAGAACTGGTCAAAGGTGACTCCGGATGGGAGCTTGATCGCCCCGGTCAGCCACGCGCTCTGGATGAACTCCATGAACATCCGGTCGCACAGCGTCTCGATCATCAGCGACTGCTGTTCCTGGAAGGACTCACGCTGGCTCAGGGTGCCCTGGCGGATGGACGAGAAGGACACGGAGGTCAGGTCACCTGACAACTCGTGATAGCTGACACCCAAGCCACTCGCGATGCCCTTGAGGGCAGCTTTTGAGAATGCCTCGAAGGCGGTGGACGGGTGCTTGACGTCAGGGAACTCGACGTCGACTCCGGCAGGCAGGCCCATGTAGGCGATGCCATTGTTGGCTGGCATGTCACGGGCGGCGAGGATTGGGTCGACATAGGGTGAAAGGGTCTGCCGGTCATCATCCTGACCGTGGTCGTCAAGCGATCCGAGGGGTGACTTCAGGATTCCAGGGCGCTCGGCCTCATGACGGGCAGCTGCTACCTCGGCTTCCCAGTAGCCGCCGAGCATCGAAAGGATATACATGACCGACGCGCATGCTGGGACGCCACGGGTCTGGATGGCGCGGTCGGGGTCCAGGCCGTGGATAATCTGGTCGGCGGGGATGATGATCTTCTCGGCGTGTGCCCAACCACCTACCATGCCGTTACGCATGGCCTTCGGGTCGGTGAAGTGGTAGGCGATGGGACGGCCATAGACGTCCATCTCGATGCCCATGACGATCGCGTTGAGCCCGGGTGACGCGCTCCGGCAGTAGGTGTGGTCGAGCAGGTCGGCGTCAAGGAATGACATGGCGATCCCAAACTTGTTGGGTGCCCCTCGGATGATCCGGATGAAGACCTCGCCATCGAGGGCCAGGGTCCGGACGAAGAGGCGCTGGATGGCCAGGAACGAATATCGGCCAGACATGTCGCAGGTTCCGGCCTTGCCCCATTCGGCCCAGGCCGCTTCAATCTTGGTGGTGTAGGGGTCGCGGACCTTGTTGGTCACCCGTGACTTAAACAGGGACTGCAGGGTGCAGCCCGAGGGTCCGACGACGTTGTTGCCGAGGATCCGCAGCCAGGACCGGACGAATAGGTTGTTGTTGGCCAGACGGCGGCTGTTCGCTCGGAGGGCCAGGGCGTCCCGGCGGATCTCCTCATCCTTCGACCGCAGGGCCTGGATCCATCCGCCGCCATAGAGCCCGGCACCTGTGTAGAAGGTGCCGATGCCACTGCCTACGGCACGCTTGGCCTGCCTGTGGGGCAAGGTGAGGGCAGACCACGCGCTCTGGATCCGGGTAGCGATGCTCATAGGACACCGAACCGGACGGGGACGTGGGTGAAGAAGGGGGCACCACGCTGACGTCGGACGACCCCGGCATACCAAGCCCGGAGCTTGATGAGTTCGGCATGGTCCATGTGCTTGGCTTCAAGACCCGCGTCGAGCTTGTATTCGGTGATTGACTCGGAGAGACGACCCTCGAGGACAGCCGTGATCGCAGCCAAGCACTTCTCGGCATGGGTGCGGACATCCCGGTTGGCTGCGGGGAACGCAGGGTTGAAGTCAACCGCGATCTGACCACGAGCCACTGTCTTGCGCTGGGTGCCGTCGGCAGAGGTCACGACCAGGAGCCAGTGGTATTCACCAGGAGCGAGGGGGGAAGTCTCGGTGGGAGCCATTGCCAGGACGAAGAGGTCACCACTGGCCGTCGCAGCAATCTGGGCCTTGGCGGTCCCCTGACCATCAGCCAGGAACAGGAACATGACCATGTTCCAGGCCGAAGCTGGATAGGTGGGCTGGAGGTCGATTGGGTCCGGAGTGAAGCTATCGCCAGCTTGGAGCCGAAGGGGTAGATTCAGACGCAGATGGGGTTGGTCCAACAGGTGACCTCTCAATACACCCAATCTGCTGCCTAGGCGCGGCCCTCACACCCGAAGGCCAGGCCGCAGTTGTTATGCTGGGTAAATTGAGGAGGGGCACCGTGGACACCGTCACTGGGACATCACACGTGACAATTGGAATTAAGTCCGGTCCAGCGACAGCAACAGAGTCATTCTTTGGGATTGCTCAGGGGCTGATGCCGGGGGTTCAGGCCCTCCTGACCGCTAAAAATTCAGCTATCCCCTTAGTATTCATTTCGTGCCATGTCACCGAATGCCTGCTGAAGTCTTACCTAACGACGAAGGGTGTTACTGACAAGGCACTTCGATCCCCAAGGGTTCGCCACAACCTGGAGGAGTTGTGGCGAATGTGTGTTACTCAGGGGCTCCCCGTGGACCCAACACCACCACCTTGGGTCACTGAACTGAATGGCCTCCACGATGGACCGGCCTTCCTCCTGCGCTACCCAATGGGGATCAATGGATTTTCCTTTTCGCCCCTTGCTCCAATTGTGCAAAGTATTGAGCTGCTGCTTGAGACAGTCCGCCAAGCCAATTTGGGGGCATAGTGACTACCACGCCCCGGATCCACCACCCCGACCACCAGACCCCGCTGCTCGGAGGACGCTCAGGGAGATGACTGAGACGGTCTGTGTGGTGGGGGTCAGTGCGGATGGGGACTTGGGGCGAATGACCCGGACGACGGGTGTGGGGGTGGCCTGGGCGACGATGGCGGGGGGTTCGGGGGTCACGGCCTCAGGTTCGTCGATCTCCACATCGGTGACCCGGGACGGTGGATCTACTTCAAGAGGCACAACCATCTCGGCCTCCGGGGTCACTGGATCATAGGGTTCCGCAGCAACGGCCTTGGCCTTGCGGACCATGTCGGCAAGGTCTTTGGGGTTGTAGATGTTCAGGGCAGCGACTGCCATGACATGCAGATCGAGGACCTCGTTGGGGGCGTCGGCAGGAAACTTCTCATAGATACGGCGACCTGACTTCTTCGAACGGCACGGGCGCTCGGCGAGCAATTGCTGGAAGTAGGACTCCTCCAAGTCGTTCGGAAAGTGCTGGTAGCCGAAGCCCGGGTTGGTGACCTTGATCCCGGCATAGACCTCGTCCTTAATGCCGATGGTGTCCATCAGGTAGAGCAGGTACTTGGTATTCGCCTGCCGGATGTGGCCGGACTGGGGGCGGGAGTTCCCCCTGGTTGGGTAAACGAAGGGGCGCATTCGAACCCGTCGACGGAAGGCATTGACCTGCTTTCCAAAGTTTCCGCCGAAGTCTAGGGCACAACTCTTGATCTTCATGACGCCTCCGTCCTGACGAGGCCACGAGCGCAGCAGGAGGGCCTCCAGGGCGTCCCAGGGGGCCTTCATTAGCAAATTGCCGGTGATGGTTGTGTGGCAGATCGTCCAGGCCTCCTGGCCCGCTCCGAAGCCACGGACGAGCACCTCGAGTCGCTGGGGGTCACCGGTCTGAAGGTCGACGGATGCAACCAGGAGGCCAACGTCATTCGGGACTTGGCCGGAGGTGTAGGTTGACTGACGGGCACGGGCCAGGAGAGCACTTGCCTTCTCATCCTCGCCGAGCCGTGGGTTCCACAACGCCCCCTCCTGGGTGTTGGTCCAAACCTGCAGCTCCAGTGGCCCTGATTCGCGTGCTTCCATGTAGCCCTTCGCCAGCTCTGCCATCGGTTTCACCATGACGCCGGGGACGTCGAAGCCTGCGTGGGACTTGACGTCGGGTCGGTCGGCGACCCAGTGGCCCTCGCGGACGGCCCGGCGGAGATCGGGCTCGACGATCTCGCAGCCCCCACCCTTGCAGGCATAGACGGCGTGTTCCCAGTCGCGCTCGGCCCAGGTGACCTGCCAGAAGCTCAGGGTCTGCTCATGGCCACAGTGGGGGCAGGCTACCCGCCACCGTCTCTGATCAGACCGTGCCCATGCCTCTTCGATGTTGGAGTGGCCCATGATCGTCGGGGTGGAGCACCTGTAAATCTTCTTGCGGCCACGGAAGTCGACGGTCCTGGCCTCGGCGAGCTTCTGTGGGTCGCCCTCGGTCCCGGCGCTGTCTCCGAAGCGATCGACCTCGTCCTCACAGAGCACGCGGATGGGTTGACTCGCAAGACCGGCGGGGGCGTTCGCACCGACGCCGACGAGCAGGCCCCCAGGAAAGCGTTTCTCGAGGATCGTGTTGCTGCTGTCTCGCGACTTCTGGTCGGCGACCAGGGCCGCTAGTTCAGGGCAGTCGCGAATCATGGGCTGGAAGCGGGTCTTGGACCACTTCTCGCTCATGGAGATCGTCGGGTTGACGACCATGATTGGTCCCGGATCCAGGTGGATATAGAAGCCGATGATGTTGTTCAGGCACTGGGTCTTGCCCCACTGGCTCGCACCCTTGACGCTTACCTGTTCTGTGGTCTGGTCGCAGGCGACGTCCATGATTTCGTTCTGGTAGGGGCGGGACGCCGACGACCACCGGCCCGGAGCTGCCGAGTCCTCGGATGACAGCACCCGGTAGCGGTCCGCCCACTGGCTGCCGGTGAGGTCCGGCGGGGGCATCAGGACAGCCACGACCTTCCGCAGCAGGTCCTGGGCACGGGCCAGGGTGTATCCGGGGGCGGCGGAGGTCACCGGGACTCCTGGGCGACAATGTCGCGGAGCGTGCTGTCCATCTCGCGACGGGCGATTGCCAACTTCTCCGCCAGGGTGCCTCCTTCCTCGAGCCGAGGGACAATCCGGTCAGGGAAGCCCCTGAGGTTGGACTTCAGTCGGGCGAGGAACTCCTCCCAGGTGACTGCAGCAAACTTGGCGTTGACCAGGGTCCCAGCCATGGTCATAGCCTCCATCTCCGCCATGTCGGCCTCAGCTTTCGCCTTCCGTGCTCGGTCGTCGAGGGCAATCGCCCATTTGTTGACCTTGACCCAGGGGATGGCCAGGGTCAGGTCGATGTAGACGGAGTTGCGGCTGGGCTTAGTGACGCCCGGCATGCCTTCCTTGGTCCAGACCATGATGGCGTTGCGCTTCACCCCGCAGAGTTCAGCGAACCGTTGCTGGTCCATCTCGTATGAATTTGTCATGCTCGTGTCCCTAACTAGGTAAGTTTTGCCTTGCATTCTAGGGTCTAAGTGGCAGCTAGTGAAGCCGAAGTCTGCTGGCGCGATACCCGTTCGGAGGGATTCCAGGAGGACCCATGACCTGACATGTCTGATGATTTACTCATCAAGCAGCCAGGTGGTTTGGTCATCCTCGGGCACCCAACCACCAGGTGCTCGACGCAAAGGGAGACGACGACCGTGGTCACTTCGCCGTCGCCATCGCGAGGGTCATGGACTCACGCAGTCGAGCCTCCCATTCCGCGTTGACGGTGGATGTAATGATGTTGACAAACTCGAGGCGCACCGGCATCTTGACCTTCGAGATCAGGGTGTAGAGCAGACGGGTGCCGCCGCGACGCTGGCGCTTGGTGGCCTTGCCCTTGCTGAACCGGCCAGACGCCACGTCTCGACCACTGTCCTTGGTCATGAAGCCGCTGCCGATACGTTGGCTGATGCCCTTCGCCGATCCCGACATGCGCTGAAGAACGAGCGGACCACGATTGCCGGAGCCATGAATCATGAAGGTCCTATTGGCACCGCGCCACTGTCCACCGTGTGTTGGATCGGGTGCCATCCTCAGGTTCTTTGGTGCGAGTGGGTTGTTCTTGCCAATGACCGCGTCACCAAAGACCTGGACGTTTGGCAGCCACAGCCACCTCCCATGCATGGGGGCCTTGATCTCACCACGCTCGAAGCGATCAAGGAAGTCGCGGTCACCCTTGATCTGGATGGTCACTACCCACTGGGACTTCTTGGCGCGGTCGGCAGGGCTGATGTAGACACCCTGCAGCACCCAATCCCGGCGGATCCGGAACACTGAAGAGATGTGCTTGCGCTCGGCAGCCTGGGCATCGTTGGCGATGACATTCAGCGCCTTGCTCACAGCGAACGGCAGCTGCTTCTCGTTGAAGTCCTGGAAGTATCCCAGGCATGCCCGTGAGTCGACGGTGATCCCAAACTTCATTGGGCACCACCCGCTTTGTCATCGGAGGAGTATGGGCAGGTAGGCGAGTCCAGGCAGCCCTTGGCACGGAGCGCCCCGACTGTCTCGGCGCGAAAAAGCTCGAGGTCCCGGATCTGGTCGGAGTGCTTGGAAAGGCCATTGGTTATCTGGCTAAGTTTGTCGATGACAAAGAACTTTATTACCCCGGACATGACCGTGATGACCATCAGGCTCGGGCCAAACTGCTGGAAGAGGGTGCTCGCGGTGGTTGGGTCAGCCTGCATGGTGGATGCTCCTGGTTGAAGCCAGACCACCACGACCGCGAGAGTGGTCTCGCAGGCACTGAGACGAGGGTCCCTGGTTATTGGCCGTGGTGGATAGGTTCAAGGTCATGACCTCAGAGCAAGCATGGGTCGGGGTCACGGCACGCTCACAGGGTGAGCTTGCCTCGGTAGAGATCCAGGTAGATCCGGACCAGACGACGGACCGTCCTCGGCTTATATCCAGACAGGCGCTGGATCTCGACGTTGGTCTTTCCCTGGCCTAGCAGCTGGAAGACCATGGCCTGCCGCTCGGAGAGCCTCTCGGGGCCGAGGCTGGTGACATAAACCTCGTGACCACCACAGGACATCATCAGGCTTCGAACGGCGATCGCGGCCAGCTTGACGGCAAGTGGTCGCGGGTATTTGGAGAGCACGAGGTCCTCGGCGAGCTGCAGCTCAAAGCGGGAGAGGTCGGCGTTGCGGCTCGTGGGCAATCAGTGCTCCTGTCGGAAGGGGACGGCGGCAGCGAGATGAAATGCGGCCAGGACGATGAAGAGGTAGATGAAGGCGGCGATCACTGACAGTCGCGGTCGCGTCGGGCAGCTACTCGGCGGATGATGACCTCGGCCAGCGCGTAGCCGACGGTGACGACCACTAGGAGCAGGGCGAGGGTCACGTGGTGGCTCCGAAGGCAGGTCGCAAGATAGAGGGAGGTGGGCACTTTGAGGCATCCACGGGACGCCCACCCTCGAGGTAGACGGCCTGACCACACATCGTCCAGGGGGTCGCGCTGTCGAGGATGAGGAGTGAATCATCACTGCGCACCGTCTGGTCCCCACAGGGGGTGTCCACCACCACCAGGAAGTGCACGTGCTTGCCATCCAGCTCGGGGAAGTGGTCCCTCAGAGACTGGCGGAGGGCGGCCACGTGGGTGTAAATCTCATCCTGCTCTGTCCACGACAGGATTGTGGGCAGCTGGGGATTCAGGCAGCCATCGTTTGAGAAGCCGAGGTAGTTGTCGTCCACCAGATAGGGCTCCGGGGCTTGGGTCTTGGCGAAGGGGTTCCAGCTCACTTGGAGGCCTCCGATGCACGCTTGACCTGACGACTGATCCAGTGGTGGCCGGTGCACTCCTCCTCAACCAAGCTCCACCGGAGGGTGTTGTCCGGGATCAAGGCGTTCAGGGCGTGGATCTCGACCAGGAGGCACTTGACCGCGTCCAGGTGGGTCACCCTCAGGTCGGAGACGTTGTCGCCGATGAGGACGACGTCGTTGGTGATGGTCATCCCGGGGGTGGATACCTTGGACTTGGGTTTGGGGTTGTCCCGCTCAAAAAGCAGATGCTGGTGGTGAGCAGCTTCCAGGGTGAAGTCCAGGGGGGGTGGGAATAAGCCAGTAGACTGCTCCCACGCGGCATCATCCAGGCAGCAAAGGCGGGCTGAGTAAGGGTTGTCAAGGGAGGTTTTGGGGGCGACCCACTTGGTGGCCCTCACTCCCGGCTTCTGGTTGTGGGGACGCACCATCTCGGAAAGGCTGAGTCCGACATACACATTGGGATAAGGCATGGGGGCGTATTCCCACGTGAAGGCCTGATCGTCGAGGACCTCGACCACCATCCTCTTCCCCCCCTCAACCTTGCGCCGGACCACCCAACCTCCGAGGAGTAGAGGTGTCAGCTCAATGGGGTTGATGACGCCGATGAAGTCCTGAACCTCATCACCGTTGGTTCCGGTGAAACGAATGGCCTCGACGATCTCGGGTTCCGGGGCACGGTAGATTTTGGTGAAGGTGGCCATGTGGCTCCTATGACTGCGGCCCGGCGTCAGAGCTGGGCGGGGTGGTGGGGTTCATCCGGTCAACCAATGACTTGGCAGGGCCACCGAGGCCGACGAAGGCCAGGAGCGACCGGAGGGCGTCGAGGAAGGCCGAGGTCAGGCCGTGGTGGACGACGACGTCAAAGGTCAGCCAGCTGATGGCCGCGATGACGACAACGACGAAGGTCAGGATGACGACGTCACGACCGTGGTCGGCACTGTCCAGGAATCGTCCGAGTTCAGTCTTGATCGTCTGCATGCCCAAAGGCTAAGAACCTCTTAGCATCAGGTTAAGCACTTGACGTGGCTGCGCCACCCTAAGATTGAGGGCGGAAGGGGTTAGGTGGCTGGATGACAGATGGGGACTGGGGATTGGGGAGGAAAGTTTTTTAGGGGGGTGTCAGGCACGACGGACCAGAGATCAGGCATTCGTGCTACTACCCTGTCATCATCTAAGAAAGCCCAGACAGCCTGGAGATACCCCCATGTTCAAGCAGATACTCATTGCGCTCATGGTTCCGGTCATGGTGATCAACTACTTTGGCGGTGTGGTTGGTGGAATCTGGTTGTTGTTCCTGGGTCAGTGGAAGCTAGTGGTCTTTGGACTGGTTGGGGTGGCGCTGCTTCACTTTGCTGTGAGTCTATTGCTCATGGTGTCAATGCCTCTGGGCATGCTAGGCATCTACCTCCACAAGCGGGGCAACATCCTCTACTGGCCCGTGGCTTATCTAGCGATCTGTTACACCTACCTGCTGATGACGGGGACCTGCTTGGTTGCCCTAAGCATCTGTGGCTACTATCACGGCCCGACGATTGATCTCAAGCTGGTGCCCTACCTGCTTTGGGCTTGGGGAATGGGTCTCGGCTACTGGCAGTATGAAGCTGCCAATGGCGACAATATCAATGAGTTTATCCCAATCATGAGCATTTCTATATTTCTACTAACCTACTTCATTTGTGTATTTGTTAACCCAATGCTGATGATTGTTGTGGTTCCACTTTACCTGCTCATCCAGTTCATTGTGCTCCCGGTCACCCTCATCATCCTGGACCACAAGGCATATGTGCCAGGGCAGTGATGGGTGATGGGGGACACCTTCATC